ATGATACATACGTCTGGGTAGAGATTGATTCCGCTGCTGGACACCCCAATAACGCAGTTTAATAGGAGGCAAAAATGGCAATTGTGCGAACTGACATCGCCAAATCCCTGGAATATGGGATTAAGGCAAATTTCTTGGATGCTCAACAAGCGGCAAAACCACAGCGTGGCGCGTTTGTGAAAGAAGTGACCTCAACTGGCGCGAAAGAGACCTACGTTGGTCTGGGCGAGCACCCGATGCCGCGCGAATTCGTGGATGAGATTGTGCCCGCGGACGTCAACGAGCGCAGCGTCGTGATTACAAACCATGATTGGGAAATCTCTATCGCAGTGGATGATAGCGCGATCAATGATGACCGTGTTGGGCATGTGCTGGACTGGGCACGGTCTGCAGGCGAGGCGTTCGAACGCCATATGGACAAACTGGCATTCAAGGCACTGAACGGCGGAGATGGGACAACCTATGGACTCTGCTACGATGGCAAGCCATTCTTCTCCAACAGTCACGTTGACACCGGCTCTGGTGTCGTATACACAACGCCACAGAGCAATGTCTATTCTCTAGAACTCACGCCGTCGAATTTCCACACGGTCTACGTGGCAATGTTGAACTTCCTCGACCGCGTAGGAGAGCCTGTTGACCTTGTTCCCGATTTGTTAATTCATCCTCCCGCGCTCAAAGACGTGGCAACGCAAATCAGCCAGAATCGCGAAAAGGCGGGAACAACGAACAGAGATATTAACCCATTCGCTGGGGAGATTCGGACGATTCAATCGCCATACCTCGATTCGACCGCGTGGATCCTGGTCGCCAGTGGGTACAATAGCAAACCCATCATTTTCCAGGTACGACAACAACCAACACTGGAGATCATCCGCAAGGGTGAACGGCGATCAACGATCTACTCATGGGTTGCACGCTACTATGTTGGCTATGGCAACTGGCGATTGGCGATTATGGGAAATACCTAGGGTTGGGATGCACCCGTCACCGCGCGGTGACCGATTGCTCGGCGTCGCATCCCAATAGTACGCCGGGCATTATCACAATGGTGAGGTAGAGTCAATGACAAAACCGAGACTTGTCTCAATTCGAGTCAATCCAGAATATCCCTGGGATTCGGCACAAGTTTGTGGCAAGTGGTTCAGTAAGCATCAAGCAATTGTGTTGCAGGAAGGAGATGTAGGAGATGAGATTATGCATTCTCCCATCTTGGTTATTGAACCTGTTGAACAACCAACAGAATCCCAACCTGCGATTGACGTAATGCCTGGTAAACGAGAACGAGAAAGAACTGGACGCTGAGGTACACGATGTTTAACTTGATGGCGTTCCTCAAATCTGGCAGGATGACTGAGGTGAGTCCAGCAACCCCATTGCCGACATGTGACAGTGGGGCAGGATGGGATAGTGTTTATGGCGTTGGGGGAGCAGCAGTTGTCAGTTCGAATATTACGACCCCCACAGCGGTCACTGACGCGCCAGAGGTGGGTAAACGAATTGTCATTGATGATATCATCGTATCCAGTGCGATTGCGATGGCCATCTCATTTGAAGAAGAGACAAGCGGGACAATCATATTCAGGGTGTTCCTGCCTGCTGACGGCACTCTACAAATCACACCGCGCGGCAGAGTAAGGCTCGTTACAGCCAACAAGCGTGTGATGGCGAGATCTGACGTGGCAGGTAATGTCGCGATAACAGTAATCTATCATAGCGAGTAGTGAGATGGGCGTTTCGGTGAACTCGTACGGTACTCCAGAAGAAGTCGCTGCCCTGGCGCAGAGATTCACAGACCCAAATACTCATTTGTTCACAACGACAACACGTCCTACATTGACTCAAGTTGAGGAGTTTATTGACCGAATTTCTGGCATTCTGAATGTGCTACTGGCTGGGCAGGGTTTCAATATACCTATCACTCAGCCTGACGCCAGATTGGCTCTGGCACAATTCGTTGTCACTGAATGTGCTGACCTGGTGAATTATGCCAACAGTGCAGGTAGATTCTTCACCGAGAAGAATCTGGGTTCTAGCCCCTGGCATGCTATCTTGAAAGACGCGGAAGAATTCATCAGCCAGAATGCTAGTGGCTTTGAGGCTCTTGGGGCTATACGGGTGAGGTCAGCAGTGATTGGACTAAAAGCAACGACTCGAAATGACGCTGGTGATGTAATCGAACCGTTCTTTGATCGTAAACAATTTGGCAACCGCACAACGGATTGGGATGTCTCTCTATGATGAGAATCTCTATTGACGATGCAGAGATTCGTCAACGACTCGAACGCTCATCGTACGTATTCATTGACTTGCTTGAGAAGAACTTGCGAACATTGGGTAAGATGGTGGCTGCCAAGATGCGCCGAGTACTCGAACCAGTGAAATACACTGGCGAGACAGCGCGTTCAGTCTCGTCAGAACTCACCGTTACTGGTCAGAGTTTTCGCCTGACCGTTGGGCCAACAACACCTCACGCAATATACATTCGCATGGGCACAAAACCCCACTGGGTACCGATAGCACCACTCAGACGCTGGGCATATTGGAAATTGGGAGACGAGAATGCCGCATATCCAATCCAGAAATCAATTGCTCATCACGGGACAAGTGTATGGATCGAACGTATCGGATTAGGTGATGGTCATGGCGGATACGACTATCCAGGCAGAACTCTTGCACGTGATGACGTGCGACAGGGCATTGAACGTACAGGTCGGCGGATCGGAATGAATATCAAATACTGGATAGAGGATGGCATCCGACCGAATCCATCGAACGTGGGTGAATGATGGGATACGACGTGGTTGAGGCACGCATACAATTGTTGTTACAAGGCCTAACGAGCATATTCGCAGAGCCATCCCAGGTTACGCGGGGTGATTTCAGCGTGTTGGATGCTGGCTATGATCAATGTGCAGTGTTGAGGCCAGGGGCATTTGAGGACACAGGGACCCAGATGGGACCGGGTAGTCATGTGTTCAGGTTTGTTACCCACATCAACTTTTACAAACGTTATTTCGATAATGCTACGATTGTGTCGTTTGAGAGACAACGCGATGCCATTATCGAGCATATACTCAAGTATCCATCGCTCAACGGATTGGCAGACACAGTTCTGCTGAATGTCATTCGTGGAGACGAACCCGGTGAACTATATGACAGAGGAGGGAACGGACCATTCTTTATTACCCAGACGATTGACGTGTCAGTATCGCACGTCGTAACTGTCACACTTGCAGAATGAGAGGGGAAGATGCTCAAATACGTAGGGAATGGTGCATTCATCCCAGACCTGAATGGTGAACCAGTGCCAGCGCGTGACCTGACGGATGCTGAGGTTGCACGCTTTGGCGAGGCAATGTTACTTGCATCTGGGCTGTATGTTCGAGAGGGTGTAGATACACCATTGGGAGCAACAGCCATCACTGGGACAATCAATTTACATGATGGGGTGAATGATCACGAAGCAACACTTGCTGGGAAAACACTCGCTGCACGGCGACATAGTAAGATCGGAGGATGAGAATGGGAGTAGCACAGAGTACTCGCAAACTACAACTGGGCGCAGAATCATCTCCAGGGACCAAGGTGGCTGCAACGACCATATGGCGAGGTCCTGTCAGTACCCTCACCGATGAACGAAAGATTCATCGCATCCCTGAACACATTGGGGTTCTTGCACCAACGAATCGAACGCAAACACTGTTACTCGGCGGGACGATGACAATGCCGAGTCAAGTAGCAACGTTTGAACAATTACCGTATATTGGTGCTGCTGGTATCAAGAACATCACCAGTGGAACTGCTGATGGGGCTGGTTCAGGTAAGATCTACACATATACCATGCCTGTTGGCAGAGATAAGAATACCATCAAGACATATACGCTCGAAGCCGGTGATGCACAACAGGCAGAAGCAATGGAATTCAGTTTCGTTGAGGAATTTTCCCTGACTGGCGGAGTAGGTGAACATGTAATGCTTGAGGCCAAATGGCGCGGGCGACAGGTTGTTGACCAGGCGTTCACCGGAGCACTCAGTGCTCCGACTGTTGAGGGCATCCCATTTCAGAAATCAAAACTCTACATTGACGATACGGGTAATGCCATCGGCACAACTCAGGTATTGAAAACGTTTGTGCGATTCAAATTAAGCGTTAGAACAGGATGGCGTCCTTTACCAGCAAGTGGTGACGGGACATTATATTTCCCCGATATTGACTATGCGGATCCAAGCATCACCCTTGATTTGACATTTATACATGACGCAGCAGCCACAGGGGCAAAAGCAAAATGGCGCAGTGAGACAGGGGCTCTGATTCGGATGCTATTCGAGGGATCTGCTCTGTCTGCCGCAGGTACATATTCCAAGAAGACGCTGAAAATTGATCTGGCGGGTAAATGGATGTCGTTCAAAGCATTGGAAGTGGCTGAAGGAATTGATATCTGCACGGGCACATTGGAAGCAATGTATGATCCCTCAGCCAACCTACTGTTTGATATGACAATTGTCAATGAGGTTGCGACCCTTCCGTGAGGTAATTGATGGATATCGTAGTTAAGATTCCAGACAAACACACACCGGGATTCATCAAACGGCAAATTACAACATTGGAATATGTACTTTCGTGGCGCCAGGCGACTGAGAACGATGATAATTCGCCTGAGGCACTGCGCACTATGATTAACGCATGGCAAAAAACGGTCGAACATCTGTTGCAATTTGTCGTGGAACCAGCCGACCGCGATGCAGCGCGCGAAGCATTATTGCAAGCCAGCGAGGAAGAAATCAATAGAATCCTCGATGCTATTCGGGGCAAGGATGCCAAGCCCCCTTTACCGAGTTCGCCCAATTGATCGAATGGGCACGCGGCAAGAGCGTCTCAGTGCCACTGTGGTTGCGGATTCTGGAAGCAGTTGATTTCGATCCCCTACGGGCACAAGAATGTGAACAACAACTTGATCTACCCCCACCTTATTTGATTATTGTGCTACATATGGCACATGGAGACCCCACCCGAGCACGTGAAATCGTTGAGCATCTGAATGCAGAATGGTGGCATCGCTATCTCGCAGTGCTTGAAGCACGACAAAAGGCTGAAGAGATCTCGGAGTAGTCATGCCAGATAATAATGTACGCATCATCTTCACAGGAGAATCCAGGGGAGCGATTGAATCCATCCA